ACCTGCATTTTTAATACAGGGAGTGTTGCGTTTTTCTTGATATAAAATTCCATAACAATAAATATATTGTTATGACTCTTTGCGTATACTTCTGTCGTAATGTTCGAATCTATCGTGTTCTGTTGGAGTCATTAACAATAAACCTGAATATAATTTTCCTTGTTTTGTTAACTGATACATATGACTCATCCATGTTTGTTCGTAAGGATGTGCCCATGTTGTATCCAAAAACATTGTTTGATTTCCTGTTCTTGAAACCACTTGTGGCCAATTACAATAATAAACTTCACCCTTAGTATAAGGGATTCCTTTATGTGAGTGAACCGATTTGAATAAAGTTCTTGGTGCATTTGGGTCTAATCCTACTTGAGGTAGTCTAGGTTTTTCTGGCCAATATTCAACTCTTAAATGTTGTGGAACATTATACCAAGACCATTGTGTTCCATTGTCACCAAAAAATTCTGAATAGTTTAGTTTCAAGAAATCAAAATTTTCCTTCTTAATAATTTCTAAAGTTTTGGAATATAAGTTTGGAACAAATCTATTGAATCCGTTTCTACAAACCCCATCCTTCGGATGGAAAAACATATCGTCTTCGAAAAATAAATAATAATCTAAATCAGTTTGGTCAAAATGTTCTGCAATCCATTGTCTTCCACCACAGATACCTAAATTATCTTTTTTAATATGTTCGAAACCAAACTCATTACAAATTGCCAAATATTCTTCGGTAGTTGATAGGTCAGTTGAATTATCCAACAAAAACTTTTTAGTTTTCAAAATATAATCTTGGTCGTAAGATAACATTGAATCTATTAAAGTCTTAAATTGTTTCGGACTATTGAATCCAATTACATACAATCCAACTTTATTTGTATCTAAATTTGATACCCCTCTTGTTGGATTTTCAGACTTAACAACTAACGTTTCATTCTTAAGGTCTTCAAAAAATTTACTTATAAGTCCATTACCCTCTATTTCAAAATAATTAATTAAATCTGAATGTTTATAACACATGATTGAAAAGATTGATTCTTCAGTTCCCATGTATCCCTCATTTAGAGTGGAACTTAATAACCCATAATAGATAGAATTGATGTCTGTTATGGTGTGTTTAGGTCCTCCAAAAAACCCACCTCTAGCAACTTTGTTTACTTTGTCTCCAGCAATCTCATTTAAAACAGGAGAATTGAATCCATGAATTTCACTTGTTGCTTCATATGGAAAACAAATGAATGAAAATTTTGAAATAAATTTAGGTAACTTATCCAATACTTTATCGTGTGTAAAATAACCTGGATGAACTGTGTTTGCAATACCACCATCAATCCAAAACAAGTATTCTGAATTGAACTGGTCCATAATTTTAGCATCATGTAGTAGGAATACCTTAGACATAACCAAAGGGTTATAATATTCAAGTCTTGCTTGAGTTGAATCTTTCAACCACCCAACTTGATTTGACCATTCAGGATTTGTTCTAATGTTTTGAATTTTGTCAAAGAAGTCATTCTTAAACCAAGAAACATCTCTAACTATAAATTGAGTGTTCTCAGACGTTCTTTTTCTAAAAACAAGTTCTCTTAAACTTTCATCACCGAAAACAATCATGTTTTCTTCAACTTCTAATAGTCTTTCGAATCTATCTAAATAATGTTGATAAGGTCTTGACCATCCCTCAGACAGTTCACCTCTACCAATATCCCAAATACCTGTTACTAAAGTTACTCCGTTCATATCTTATTTTTTAACTCTACAAGTCCAAACGACACTTTCGAACTCCTCTTTATTATAAATTTCCAAATCATTTCTTTCCGAAGACTCTTTAATATCTGAATCTTTGATTTCATGCCAATTCCAAATTTTTCCGAAAATTTGTTCTTTAAATATTTCAGAATTTTCTGCATAATCGTGCGCTAAGATAAAATCACCGTTTTTTAGATAATTTGATAGGAGATTGAACTCTCTAATTTTATCACCACCATCACATAAAACTACAGTGGTTCCCTCTGATTTTATAAAATCAATAACTTCGTTTTCAACGACAGTATAATTTTCTAAAAAAACATTTTTTATTCTCACATCAATACCCATATCACTTAAATCTTTATACCATGATTTATAATGAATATCATATGTTAGAATGTCACAAGGAATATTCATTCTATCACAAGCGTATTTTAAAAAACAGGTAAAACCACCTAAAGAAGTTCCTATCTCTAAAATTCTTTTTGGTTTCACATCCCTAATAAAGTTGTGAAACACTTCGAATGCGTTGAAATTTTGTTGAGCACCCCAACCTTTGTATGTGGATATACTATCGTTATGCTCTAAGCTACATTTTTTGGTTATATTATTTTCGTAATTCATTTTATAAATTTATAATTAATTTTAATAAATTGTATTTTTCAAAATACTTTTTCTTAATTTTCCTAATGGAATCTATATTTTCAGAATATATTTCTTCTGCATTATTGTTCACGTATTCTAACAAATTTTTTATTTGTGTTAAATTGTTAATATCTTCAATTAAAAGATACCCTCCTTCAGGATATATTTCTTTAATATTTTTACATCCATAATAAATTGGGATAGTGTCCGTTAACACACTATCGTAAAATTTTTCAGTAATCCAATTTTTGTGAAAGTCATTTTCAATTGCAATATTGAATCTATAATCAATAAGAGCGTCTTGTCGTTTAGGACTAAGAGATGTTCCACCATATCCGTCAATAAAAGGTAAGGTTTCGATTAATTTAAAAATTTCAAATCTTTGGGGGTATAAACAAGTTGCCCCATTGTTGGTGTTGAGTTTAGTAATTGATGATGAAATATTTTTAGATTTTACAAATTGTTTTTCACCTACATTTTCATAGGACCAAAAATCCAAAGAATCAATCCAAGGACCTCTCCCACCGTAAAAGGTGTGAGCAGTTGTTTCTATACATTCACCAGTATATAACTCTTTCGAGAAACCTAAAACTTTAACCCCATTCGGTAAAACTTTCTGGTGAGTGCCAATCCAACTTGGTTCGTGAGGTAGAACATAAGATTCACATCCATCCTTAACGTCTTCAGAAACGTAATTGAAGAAAATTATCATATCATACGAATCATCATAAACAAATTCAATACCACTCAAATCTATGTCTGGCGTAAGAAATTGTTTTAATAATCTATACGTTATATTTTCAGATTTATCCCAATGGGCGGACAATTTAATTTTTTTCATAAATAATCTTTTCTGTAACACCATTCTCAATATTGTGGTTGAGATTGTTTGATTCTAAAAGTTCTTTAATGTAATCACCGTTTGTTTTTATAAACTCTTCTAAGTTGTCTTTATGGACACAAACGTGGTCCGATGGGTAAAAATAATCTAAAAAGTAGATGTAATATCCAAAATTTCTAAGTATTTCAAATAATTCTGCAACACCATAATTGAAACGTCTTAATTGATGGTCTTCCATCTCTATTATTATAGTTGGTTTACTCAAACTAATTGTATTTTGAGCACCACTCAGAACAAATTTTTCATACCCCTGAACGTCAATTTTTATAAAATCTAACTTCGGTATCTCAAGAGAATCTAAAGTTTTGACTTCGACTTGTTCACCCCCAACACCTAAACTTAAATCACCCATATGTATACTTGGATTGTTGTAATCAATTGGAGACATTTCCTTAGTCTCATTCTTGTCTCCAACACCACAGTTAAACAACTTAACATTTGTAATATTGTTTTGTTCTATACTCATTTTTTGAACATCATGAATATATTTTTGAGGCTCGAAACTATAAACACTTTCACAGTAAGGAGAACATTTAATTGAGTGCCACCCATAGTTACTACCAACGTCAACAAAAACAGAATTATTTTTTAAATTCCTTTTAAGGAAATCAACAATATGAGGTTCCCAACTTTTACTGTTGTGAATACTAACACCACTCCAATCGTTTGGAAGTGTATTTATGATAAAATTATCAGTTTTTGTTTTTAAAGTTTCCATAATTAACTATTTTTTATTTCCGTTGAAAAAGAACCCGAAATGATTTTGTAAATCACCGTAATTTAAATCATATAAATTATCATATCCTGCATATTTTGCACTTATACCCATTTCAAACCCATCTCCCCAACTACCATTCCCACCGTTTTGACTTTGCATTATACCATTTAACTCAGACCATTTATTTGCAAAAATTTCTAACTTTTCTTTATTATATTTAAAAATTAAAAAGTGTTCGCTTGGGAGACAAGAATCCATAATCGGGTCATTTAGGTCCCAACTTAAAACATTGTATGAAAGAATTTTATGAGAAAATAAAGCACTTCCAGTTTCAATATGTTGTTTAACCTCATTTTTTAAAATACAATTAAGTCTTGTAGCGACAAAATCATATGACCCCATCAATTCATTTAATCTGAATTCGGAAAAATCATTCCAAAAATTACTTTTGATATCACCATCTACATAAAAGATTACATCATAATCATTAGGTAAATCTTTGAATGCCAAATATTTTAAATTGTAATTAAATTCACCTCCGTTTTTATATGTGAACATAGAGTTTTCAGGAACATTATTCCTAACACTAAAACGAGGATTATTTATTTCATCAAAATATTCAACATTATTTGTGGTTAAAAGAATATCGTGAGAAGAATTAGATAATATTTCATTAACCAAATTTTTAGAAGCATTTAAATAAAAATCATTTCCTGTCGAAATTGATAAAAATGTAAATAATATTTTCATGATAATAGAATTCTATTGAATTTCTCCATTATTATTTCTGGACTAAATTGTTTATATGGGGTATCATAATCTTCGTATTTGATATAAATTTGAAGGTTTTCAAAAATATCTAACACGTCTTCATAACCTTTGTAAATTATTGCTCTTTCGTTTAAAATTTCTAAATGATTATTTTCACCTGATAATCCATATGTTATTATGGGTTTATTTGATAAAGCGAACTCTGAAACCGCGAGTCCGAAAGTTTCTCCACCACTTCGTGCGTGAATCATTGCGTTACACGCATTAACAAATGCAGATTTTTCTTTTAAGTCGTAATTACCCGGAAAAAATTTAACTTGTGGGTGGTCAACAAAAGATGTGAAATTCATAAAGATAAAATAAATATCATCACGTTTTTTTACAACATCTCTAATAGCGTTTTTTACAGATTCTATATTGAATTCGGTTGAACCACCGTATCCGCCGAAAACAATTGCGTCTTGAGGTATATTCTGTTTTTCACGAAAATTATATTCTGAGTCAGGTAATTTCTCACATATGTGTGGTAATGAATGCGTCTCAGGATTATATCCTTGGTCTTTAGCCAACCAATCCGATACATAAAAATATTTGTGTCCGTGAGGGTCATTAAACCTAAAAACAGCATGCACCAAAGTCGGTATTTTGGTTAAACAATAACCATCATTTGAACCCATCTTAATTAAATACAAAAAATCAAAATTATTCTCCAAAAGGTAGTTTTCATAATTCCACCAATCTAAAATTACAACTTCAAATCGATTTTTAAATTTTTCATATGCACTCATATCTCTATTTGGAAAAGTGAATATGACGCTTTTATTACCTAGTATTTCTTCATTGTATTTTGCATACTGAAATAATGCCACCTCAGTGCCTCTTATACTTAACTGATTCGTATGAAATGCAATTTTTTTTGAACTCATATTATTTTAGAAAAAATTTAGCTTACGTGAGCATGGGTTAATTGACCTGTAATTCTATCACACCATCCTTTTGACTCTGAGTGTGGCCATACAACCCAATATGTTGGTGTTTCTGATGTTTGGAATTCTCTCCACACTTTACAATACTTATCGGGGTCATTCATCATTCTACTGATTTCCGCTTTATCAGCATCTTTTCTAAATAAAGTTTTATCCTCTTTATTATGAAATGCAACCACCCAAAAATCATAATCTTTTTCAGGAACTTGGGTGTATCCAATATCAATACAATGTTTGAATACAACAGCAAAATCATTTTTCCAATCCTCTTCTGTCACATAATCATATGGATTCGGTGCGTAGTTTTTATCTAATGTATATTGTTGAATTGCTCTTTTTTCAAACAAAATCCCCGCATACTTTTCATATTCTCTTAAAGTTCTTTCAGGTCCAAAACCATAAGGTCCGTCATGTCCTTCTTGTTTTTCACCGTCCATACCAAATAACTTTCTATTAGTTAAGTGAGAAATCCTATTTCTTTCACCCCAACCTTTATCATCATCCCATTGTTTTGTTCTACCCTTACGAGTATATTCGTGATAAACAACAGGAACGTGTGGATGGAATAAATCATAACCCCATGTGTATGCTCTTACTGCGATTGAAATTTCTTCTCCGTGGAAATAATATTCAGGATTGTGTTGAACCTCAACTGAGAATTGACCTAAAGTAAAACAGAAGTGAGCTGAATAGAATCTTGCTGTTACAGGTTTTTTAAGTTCTCTCCAACCTGGAATTGTTTCAGGTAAAAAGAACACGGCACCTTCAGGAATAAATCTATCGAATGCCATTCTCCAAGCATCTTGTGCTCTCCCTGCTGGGTCGTTTTCAGGGTCAAAAGACGGAACATAACCCGTAAGTAGAGGCTTTTTGTAACCGTCTTTTTGTAGACCCTTTATCATTTTAATTAAGGTTTCATCCCAATCTTTTTCAAATCTCATGTGGGAATCAATCTGCATTGTATATTCCTCACCATCATACAATTGTTGTGTTAGGTTTCTTGCCCAACAAACACCTTTAGCTTCTTGGTAAGGAATGTCTAAGATTTTAAATCTTTTATCTTTTCTGAATTCATCAAGGTTATCAAAACCATCTGTTTCGCTGAATTGTCTTGCAATCGAGAAAACCAAGTTTTTCGGTTTCTTTGCATTTGCAATCATATCTTTTAAGGTTGGAACCAATTGAGGGTCTCTGTAACTTGCAATTTGTATAAAAATTTTACTCATAAATTATATTTGGTATAAAAATAAAAAACCCTCTACAAAAGTAGAGGGTTATATGTAATTTTAATTTTTTTATGTTATTAACAACCGTTAGGGTCAACCGAGGTCACCTCACCTGCTCCACCTGTAATTTGATACCAAGCCACACCGTTTGAATAATATCCGTTAGGTGCTGGAGTTGATGTTGAACTATCGGTATATAAGAATTCACCAATATTTGGACCAGGTCCACCAACTAATGGTGCGTAATAGTTAGAAGGTGATGAACCAAAGTCAGAACAAGCTGTTGCTGAAGATGCCGCATCATATCCTAAACTATATGTATAATATCCAATTGTTTGAGTTGGTGTTGGGGTCAATGTTGGAGTAACTGTAGGTGTAATACTTGCCGTTGGAGTAACTGTAGGTGTTGGAGTAGGACTTGCACATGAACTAAATGCACCTAATTGAGCTCCATCTGAATCGACTTCAGTAACCACACCATTGTATGAGTAGAATCCAGCCATGTCCGTTGTAACAGGACCTGTTGCTGAATCGTAGAATTGTGCATTTTGGTCAAAGTTTGATAAATCACCCCAAATTGAAACTGAAGAACCTACGTGACAAGCATCATATGCACTTGCTCCTGATGATGATACAAACTCAAATCTAGCTTGAGTTGGTGTTGGTGTTTGTGTTGTTGTTGGAGTAATTGTTGGAGTAACCGTTGCAGTCACAGTTGGTGTAGGTGTAGGTGTTTCTGTAGATGTCGGAGTAATAGTTGTTGTTGGAGTCACTGTAGAAGTAACTGTAGGTGTTGGTGTATTTGTAGGTGTTTCTGTAGGTGTTTCAGTATTTGTTGGAGTTGGTGTTACAATACCGACACAACCATCAGGTTCTACGGCAGTTATTAATCCCGCTCCACCTGTTATTTGATATAATGCAGTTCCATTAGAATAGAATGCATTTGTTGCTGGAGTTGATAGTGAACTATCGAGATATAATGTTTCACCAATGTTTGGTCCAACGCCACCTGCTAATGCTCCGAATAATGTTTGTGGTGCTACGTTAAAGTTATTACAAGCATCATTTGTTGTAGTTCCAGTTCCTAACACATAAGTATAATATCCTATTGATGGAGTTGGAGTTTGAGTTAGAGTTGGTGTGATTGTCGGAGTTACACTAGATGTTGGAGTTACCGTTGAAGTAACTGTTGGAGTTTGTGTGATAGTTGGAGTTGGTGTTGGAGTATTACATATTGTAAAGAATCCAACTGTTGTTCCTGTTGAATCAACTTGAACAACGTCCGAACCATCACTATAGTAACCTGTCATATCAATTGATACAGGTCCTGATACTGAATTGTAGAATTGTGTGTTAGCATCAAATGCTGGTTCTTCACCCCAAATTGTTGTCGGGTTAATTCCCTGACAAGCAATTTCTGCAGTTGTTCCCGATGTAACTGCGAAACTATTTCTCGAGTTAGTCGGTGTTACTGTCATTGTTGGTGTTATAGTTGGAGTAACTGATGCCGTCACACTAGGTGTTGGAGTTACTGTAGAAGTAACCGTAGGTGTTGGGGTTAATGTTGGCGTAACAGATGGTGTAGGTGTAATTTGTAGTGGAGGGAAAACTCCGTTATCAATTAAAACAATTGATTGTTGAAATAATTGAGCGGAAGAATATGTTCCATTCACAAGCCAAATATTTTTTGTTTGACCTGGTAATAATTCTATTTGATATTGCCAAAGAGTGTCATCACATCTTTGATAATTAAAATTTACTGTTGTTGAACCAGTATTCGTTAGTGTATATTTGCTACATGCCATCGTATTACTATTTTTCTAATAAATACTACGATTCAGTCTATTTTATTATATGGTTTGAAAAAAATGTTATTATTAAATTGCCGATGGTGTGACCGTTGGTGTTGGAGTCGGACAGAAAGAGAAAAAACCTGTTGTAGTTCCGTCAGAAATCAACTCAATAACAACATTTGAGTTGTTATAAAAACCTGACATATTGATTGTCACAGGTCCTAATTGTTCATTATAAAATAATGTATTTTGGTCGAAATTACTTTCGTCACCCCAAATTGATACTGTTCCACCTAAACATCCACACGCATTTGATAATGTAGAACCTGTGCAACAAGTAAATTCAAATCTTGAGTTTGTTGGAGTTATGGTTGGTGTTACGGTTGGAGTATTTGTTGGTGTTTCTGTTGGCGTTAAAGTTATTGTCGGTGTTACAGTTGCTGTAACGGTCGGAGTCGGAGTTACAGTTGGACAAGGAATTTCTAATATGTAGTTGTAATCATATAGAGGAACATAACAATCAAACTGACCAAAGTAATAATCATCAACGTAATTGAATGGGAAAACTTGTTCACCCAACGATATAGTTCCACCTGAGCATGGGTAAAACGTTACGTTTGTCGTAAGACCACTTAAATTTTCACTAAAAATTGTTACACCACATACTGCCATGTCTATAAATACTTAACTCTTTTATTTTAATTGCAAATACCGACGTCGAGGACCTGACCATTTAAAACGTTTATTTGAATCCAAACCGCTCCATCTGATATAATATTTCCTGGTGAATTAGGTGGAATTGTTTGACCAGGATTTCCATAAACAAAGTCACCCTCAACTAATGAAGTGAAAGGAATTGTGCTATAGATTGTGACGTTAGCTGGTTGAGGTATGTTAACCAAATTACAAGCATCTTCAAAATAACCTGAAGACCATAAGTTGTAACTCGGGATAAATGTTTGAGTAATTGTTGGTGTAATCGTTGGTGTAGGTGTTGGAGTTTGTGTGACAGGTGTTGGAGTGATTGTTGGTGTCATTGTTGGTGTTGGTGTATTCGATGGACATAATCCCGCAAACACAATTGTAAGGGGTGCACCATATTGTTCGACTGTAACATTTTTAGCACAAAGGTATGTTGAGTCCAACGTATTGATTGGTGAAACACTTACGATACCTGTACATCCTGTCCACCTATAATATCCTTCTTGGACATTATTGTAGTTTGTTATATTGAAATAATTGCAGTCTGTTGTATACATCTTAAACTTGAGTTACCGTTATAATAACCGACGGAATTGCAGGTCTTGTTGGATTTATTTGTGCAATATCATACGCAAAACCTAATCTAATATCACTAACTCTAAATTTCAATTCCATGTAATCACCGGCGTTTAGTGGCTCAACGAAATTCCAAGCAGCTACGCTTCTTCCGTTGTTCGAATTACCAACAACTTGTGTATTTGAATTATCAACATTATTACCATTTATTGCCAACCATATATCCATGGTTTGGGCACTACCTCCTCCTGTTGATTCTATTTGACAAGAAAATTGTAAATTATATGTTCCTGCACTTGCAACAACAAATCTTGTATCTGCGGAAACAATAACACCATTTCCCGAAGTTTGGGTATCCGCGGTCATCGAATATGCTGTTGTTATACTAGTAACATATTGACTTTCCAACGAAATAAATGAACCCCAAGCATTACTTGGAATTGACGGAGTAACACCAGATGTTCCACTTGTTCCTGAAGAACCTGATGTTCCGCTTGAGCCTGAATCTCCACTTGTCCCTGAAGAACCAGACGTTCCTGATGAACCAGACGTTCCTGATGAACCAGACGTTCCTGATGACCCTGAAGTGCCATTTGTTCCCGCCTGTGCCATTAATTCCCATGCAGGTGGAAATGTTGGTCCGAGTGGTGGTTGATTTATAATCGGTCCCTCAAAAATAAGAATGAATGAACTACCTGAATAACTAACAACATCGTTACGATAATAATTAGTGGTAGAACTCCAAGGACCTAACCATTGAAAAGAGGTTCCACTAGTCCCAGATGAACCTGAAGTTCCACTTGAACCACTTGTTCCTGAAGAACCATCTATACCTGAGGTTCCTGAACTACCATCTATTCCGCTTGTTCCTGAAGAACCAGAAGTTCCGCTTGAGCCAGAAGTCCCTGATGAACCATCTATTCCACTTGTTCCTGAAGAACCAGAAGTTCCGCTTGAGCCAGAAGTCCCTGATGAACCATCTATTCCACTTGTTCCCGAAGAACCAGAAGTTCCGCTTGAGCCAGAAGTCCCTGATGAACCATCTATTCCACTTGTTCCCGAAGAACCAGAAGTTCCACTTGTTCCTGTTGAACCTGAAAATTGTTCTGTTAATGATGAGAAATATATTTTATTTGTAATCCCTGATGGGTCAACATTGTAGTTTACAATCGCCATCCAAGATTCAGGTTGTCCTGACGTTGTTAATGGTAATTGGGATATTGGTAAATTTGGCATTTTGTTTTTATTTTATAAATATGTTTTTATAGTCCGTATTTGGCATTATCTGTATTATAGTTTGTTATCTTAACTTACTTTAATATATCCGTAATATATTATTTGAGATGTTCCACTGTTATTGGTTATACCAAATGTAAAGGTGTTTGAATTTGAAGCTGGTGGTGATGTGGTAATAATGGCTCCCGCAGTTCCAACTATCTGACTTGGTATTGATGTTAACACCAAAGCATCTCCCGCAAGATAATACCAACCATACTGAACACCTATTGCAGGAACGTTTGTGTTTGATAGTGTTACTGTTGCATTCCAATTAACAATACCGTTTGGAATATTTCCATTCACCCACATAACATATGATTCACCTGCAGTAACTGTAAAACTAACAGTATTTGTTCCTGCAGATAAAGTCCAACTTCCTGAGACGGGTGACACAACATTTGTTGTATATCCACTAAATAATGTTTCTTTTGGAACTTTAAAAGTTTCAGTTAAACTACTATTATCCATAACAAGATAAGCACCCGTGGTGTCTCCTGTAAATGTTGGTAACGCACTTATTTTTGTATTTGCCATTTTAATCTATTTTTTTATATTATATCTATTTCAATATTATCGTTATTTTCTGCCGTAGCAATTGAACTATCTTCAAATAATAGGAAGAATGGTTCAGTAGGTGTTACTGTTGGTGTAGATGTTTGAGTAGGTGTTATAGTTGGGGTATTAGTCGGAGTCTGAGTAGGTGTTTCAGTCTGAGTAGGGGTAGGTGTTGGTGTTGGAATTTCGGTTTCAATATAAATTCCGAATCCATCTTCTTGGAGAATCATGAAATAATCTTCTTGTAACAAGAAATTATTATCAGGCAAAGTTGGTGTTGGTGTTGGGGTTTCAGTTGGTGTATTTGTTGGAGTTTCTGATATCGTAGGTGTTATTGTTGGTGTAGGTGTTGGACTAAGTCCTGGTGTTGGAGTTACTGTTGGTGTTTCAGTTACAGTTGGAGTATTAGTTGGTGTTTCAGTTGGAGTAACAGATACTGTAGGAGTTACAGTCGGACACAAACTATATGCACCAATTATAACACCATTAGAATCCAATTCTATACTAATAGAATCAAATACATAAAAACCAAACATGTCAACCGTAACGTCACCTATTGGATTATTGAAGAATAAATCATTTTCATCAAAATTAGAATAATCACCCCATATTGTTACAGTTCCTGAAGAACACGAACAAGCCTCAACAGCAGTTGAACCAGTGCAACATAAGAATGCAAATCTTGTGTGAGTTGGTGTTGGAGTTTGCGTCGGAGTCTCGGTTTGAGTTGGTGTTGGAGTTTGCGTCGGAGTCTCGGTTTGAGTTGGTGTTTCTGTATTTGTTGGTGTATTAGTTGGAGTCTCAGATATTGATGGAGTTATTGTAGGTGTAGGTGTTGGACTAAGACCTGGTGTTGGAGTATTAGTTGGCGTTTCAGTAATTGTTGGAGTGATTGTTGGTGTTTGGGTTGGAGTTTCAGTGGGAGTGTTAGTTAAAGTTTCTGTTGGAGTGATTGTTGGAGTCTGAGTCTGAGTAATACTTGGTGTTGGAGTATTAGTTGGTGTCTCAGTAACTGTTGGAGTTATCGATGATGTTGGAGTTAAAGTAGGTGTTACCGTAGAAGTAGGAGTAATTGTTGGTGTAAGTGTAATGGTTGGTGTTACCGTCGGAGTTACTGTTGGTGTAGGTGTTGGACATTCAAACAACTCATAATATAAATCGTTACAAGGGAATGCTAAATATGTTAAATCATTATCAGGAACAATAATTCTACAGTTTGGACAATTAGGGTCTAATAAATCATATCTTGATTTCAAAACTCTAAAGTTATGTGCAATTTGACTAGCGTTGAGAGGCTCGGTATACATTCTAAATGCACTGATATCACCTATCATACTTCCACCAAAAATTTCCTCAAGTCTGATATGAGTTGTCAATCCTGAATAAATTGTATTGTCTAAGTCATGTGTTGTTAAACACTCCGGGTCTTGTTGATAAACTATCTCATCAACAGTTGCAGGACAAGTTCCTGAGAACGTTAAGTTATCTTTGAGTCCTTGTGTTCCCCCGCCTAATGAAATGTTATAACCAACACCAATTTGTTTTTCTTTTTCAACGTTAACTAAGTGTGGAATAATTTCTTCGAAGTTTTCAACTACCATGAACAGTCTACCATTTACGAATAGTTTCAACTTACCCAATCTGTAATTTTTTTCCTCCATCCAAATATCTGTGAATGTAACAACCTCAGTTGTTTCAGGGTCATATACATCTGCGTGAGTTATTGGAGGTTTAATTAAACTTAAACTGTTATTGGCTGTTGTAGCGGTATATTCATCCGAAACAATTAATCCAAGACCACCTTTATCCCAAAGGTCACATCCTGAAAAATATTCATTACGTTGGAACACGGCATCGATTTGAACCCAGTGTTCAACATTGATATATGTTGTATTTCTACAGTCATCAAAGATACCTCTCGTAGAACACCATTCAGTTACTGAAGTTCCAGTGACATATGTCAATCCTGTCAAACAAGTTCCTGTAGATTCGCAACCACCTGTAATCCTATATGTCTTGATACATAATCTCGGGTTTCCACTATCACCACTCAACCTCAGAGATAATCCATTCGAAACTCCATCATATAATGGGTCCTTTTCAGGAAATTGTGCTGATGTTGTGCAATTACATGGACATCCACAACTACAAGTTGTGTTTGTAATTCCTGATAGTTGATAAACTGAATAACAAGTTGAGGCTGTGTTTGCACTACTTGTGCAACCACAAGTATGCATACAGGTCAAACCTGACGTTACTCTTGTGTATCCCGTATCTTGTGGAGGATGTCCGTCAGCATAGTGGTAAAATTTATTTTCAGCTCTCGCACCCATGAAAAAGAATGTTCCTTTATTATCAGGGTATCTGTTATTCAAACCTACTGAAGTATCACCAGTCCATCTATATCTTAATAAGAATTCACTTGTCCATCCTAAGTTAACTCTTTCAGGAAAAACTTGATAATCATATCCAGCTATTTTATAAAATCCTTGGAAGAATCCACCATTTAATTTTGCAAACCAACCTACACTATTGTTTTCATTTGAATAAGACAAATCATATGAATATGAATTATCATTCCAAAGTCTATTTGCTGTTGTAGTGAAACCTGTGATAGGATGCATTTTCATTCTCCTATCATATTTGTATCTACTGTATTTGTCTGAGATACTTGAATATAAACCTGTATTAATTTGAATTGTTTCTCCTGACATTTTTTTAACAAGTCCATTATCTATACCTGTTAAACCAACGTCACATAAGTCAGTAATTATAGGACAAAAGTTTGGGTCAGTATCAGTTGGGTTCCAATAGTTTTCAGAAACAATTGTTTGATTATCAAAAGAACATGTTGCCGATTGACATAAAGTTGTTGCCGAATGATTGATATCAAACTTAAACGGCATACGATTCCCATCATTTTCACCAATCAACAAAGGAGAAAAAACTACCTCTTGGTCATAGTCTTTTTCATCTGATGCAAGGCAAATGTCGGTGATTTCATTGAATGGAATTAACGCCCACCTTCTATAATTGTATTGATTAATATTCTGATATGACATAAACTAATGATAAATACCTTATCTCTTAGTATTTATAGATTAAAAAGAAACAGATGATTACTATAGACAAAGAATTTTATTCATCGCCATATTATTTTTTCCTTAGAGATAAGGGAAATGATTATTCATTATACTATTCTGTGGAAGAAACTTTAACTGAAGCAAGAAAAAAAGATGTAATGATGAAAATACCAAAAGACAAAGTTGAGGTAATCAAAAAATATTTGAATAAATGTGCCAAATCAAAAAAGAAAAAATCATCGAAAGAAATTACAGGTGAGTTAGAAGAATTGGTTAACATAGACGGAGCGTTTTCAAATTCTAAAATTCCAATCTTAGACCCAAGATTACATCCGAAAAAAACTATGGACCAAACAGTTGCTGCTGCAAGAATTACAAACGACCCAATTGCTCGTGGTTACAGAACTTACTATGGTGAATCTGTTGACGAAGTTAAAGAAGAAGATATGTCGGGTGCTTTTGGATTTGAGGAAACAAAAGATATGAATGGTCAAGAAACTTTTGAATATTTCAGAGACGAATTAAAAATGGCTGAACCAGATGCATGGGAAAGAACTTTAGAACAAGGTAAAGACCCATCAGGAAAAAAAGACGAAAATTCAAAATTTAAAAAAGACAAGAATTTTGTAACAAGAGCAACTTTATCTGAAATTCAAAAACAAAAAATGATTAAGGTGGTTGAAGATATTTTGATGGGTAAGAAAAATTCAAACAATTCTGAAGTTACTAAAAAGAAAAATGATGAAGAAATTCCTTCATTTTTAAAAAAGAATATGAAATCTTTAATAAAACAAATGGAGAAACAAGGTTTTTCTAAAAAAGATTTAATTAAAATGTTATCAAGTGAATAAAAGTTTATACGATAAAGAAATTGAATTTCCAAGAAACATGAGAGAACACATGAGGGTTTCTCTCAGTAAGGTTGGTGATGTTGATAAGGATAGCGAAGGTTACAAAAGAAACCAAGAACTTCAAGGAAAAAAATTCATCAGTTATAAACAACTGAAAAGAATCAAAAACTTTTTTGATAATTTCAAAGGTAATCATAAAGAAGGTTCATTCGTTCTTAATGGTGGAGTTCAAATGAAAAATTGGGTGAACAACGAATTAAGAAAAATGAGAGAAACTTTAAAGGTTACAAAAGATAATAAAAAAGAAACTGGTATGACTAATCAGTTTATTAAACCACATGAGAAGAAAGACTTCACTAATGTTAGACCTTCTCAAAAACACGCATCGACAATGCAAAAATATGATGCTGCGGTTACTGAAAGCCTTAAAAGAATAAACGAAATAATTTCAAAATTATAAAAATATGGCGAACGAAATTACAGTCGACTTATCACAAAACGTTCCGAATGCACTTACTGCCTTTGCAGATGCTGAAAGAGCAAAACTAATTCCAAGAAACGATTATAACGCAGCAGGTAATCCATATTCTTCAACGAACGAAGATGCTTTAGCTGACGGAGACAGACTCGGTAGAGGAACTGGTGTATTCTTGGATGTTTACAATTCAGCAGCTGGAACTATTGATGATGTGATAGAGAGAAAAAATGAAATCAAAATAAACAAATTCAACTCTTCTAAACCTTACCCTAATTTCCCTATATCATAATGAAACTCCAAGAATCACTTAAAGGTTTAATTTGCGAACTTGCATCGATAGATGATGTTGTTGATTGTATCAAGAACAAGAAGAAGTGCGTTATATACTATGATGGTGATGAACCAGGTGGACGTGGTTTGAGAGATATTGAACCTGTCTGTTTGGGAGTTAGTAAAGCGGGAAATAAAGTTGTAAGGGCGTGGGATAACGAAGGTTCTTCTCACACAGCCTACAAAGGTGAGCAACCATTACCTGGATGGAGACTTTTCAGATTAGATAAAATTCTATCTCTAAAACCTACTGGAGAAAATTTTACAGAAATGAAGCCTGGATACAATCCAAATGGTGACAAAAGCATGGTTAGCGTTATTATTAATTCAAAATTTTAATTTATGGACCAATTAATGGACAAACTTATCAAATCGAAAGCTATTATGGATAGACATGATGGTATGAAAAGAAGTAATTCAATATCCGAATCATCATATTCATCAATGCCAATGGCTCAGGATTACGACATCCCTCAAGCCAAATACAATATTCCTCAGGAATTTTTACAAGAACAACAAGTTCAACAACCTTATTTGTCTCAAGTTCCAAACACAAAACCAGTTGGAGTTCCTTCAGTAGATGCAATTAAAAATTCAAAACTACCTGACGAAATCAAAAAGTTAATGATGGAACACCCAATTTCTCAACCTCAACAACCTCAGATGACATTATCTAGTGAATTGATTGAAAAGGCTTCGAGATTAATGAAAGAGAGTAATGGTAATTATGTTCCTGAATCTGCAAAACCAAAGCAACAAACTACACAATCTCAACCTCAAGTTCAATCTCAAGGTATTGATTACAAAGTAATTCAAAAAATGATTAACGAGGCAGTTAGAAGTGCGTTGAAAGAAAATGGTTTAATCACAGAATCTACTGAAAAAACTAACGAGATGTTCACATTCAAAGTTGGAAAACACCAATTTGAAGGTAGAGTTACTAAAGTTAAAAAATTATCTTAACGACTTTTCTTATTTGTTTTAAAGTGTTATATTTCCCAATATAATACAATTTAATGGCAAAAATTAAAATTTTAGTAGTTCCTTCTGACAGAACAGGAGTGGGCAAATTCAGGTCAGTAGACCCTCACATTTTTTTACAAACTCAATATCCTGACGATTTCCATGTTGATATCGTTTATGATGTTCCTATGAATGATTTGAATTTTTTCGAAGATTATCAAATTGTTTCATTCCATAGGAGTATTAGTCCTGACTTTGAAAAGTCACTTGAGTTAATACAAAAACTTAACGAAAGTGGTATTGCAACTGTTGCAGATATCGATGACTATTGGATGCCAGGAAAAGAGCATCCTATTCATGACATGATTGTTGTGAATAAAATCAATGAAAAAATTGTTGCAAATCTAAAAGCAGCAAAATATGTTTCAACAACAACACCGTTGTTTGCTGACGAAATCAGTAAATTCAATAAAAATGTTGTTGTGTTTCCAAACGCAATCAATCCAAACGAATCTCAATTCAAAGAACCAACACCTGAATCAGACAAAATCAGAATTGGTTGGTTAGGAGGTTCGTCTCACTTACATGACTTACAGTTGTTGGACCAATCATTCAGCAAATTAACAAAATACTCAGACAAGTTACAATACGTTCTTTGTGGTTTTGATACCAGAGGAACCGTTACTGAAATCAATGCACAGACCAAAGAACATAAGAAAAGAAACATTCTACCTCACGAAACTGTGTGGGCACAATATGAAAAAATCTTTACACAAAATTATTCTATAGTTTCAGAAGATTATAAAAAATATCTTTTAAATTACACACAAGAAGAATTCTCAAACGAAAATTCAGAATCATATGTTCGTGTATGGACAAAACCTGTTCAATCTTACGCAAAAAACTATTCAAAATTTGACGTATCTTTGGCACCAATTAAAAACCATATGTTCAATAGAATGAAATCTCAATTAAAAGTTATTGAGTCTGGTTTTTACAAGAAAGCACTTATTGCGTCAAATTTAGGACCATACACAATAGATTTGAAACATTGTTTAGAAAATGGTAACTTTGTTGATGGGAATGCTCTTTTAGTTGATGAAAATAGAAATCACTCTGATTGGGCTAAATTTATCGAAAAACTTGTGAAGAATCCGAATATGGTTAAAGATATGGGTGAAAGACTTTACGAGACAGTAAAAGACAAATACGACTTAAATGTTGTAACAAAAGAAAGAGCAGAATTTTATAAATCTATAGTATGATATCAATACCACTAACTAAATTTTTATTCTTAGATATTGAGACAGTTGGTATCGAACCTGATTGGGACTCTCTGAAGAAAAACAGAGAGCCTCTTTCATTTCAGTTCGAACACTATTTTGACTGGTTTCAAAAAAGATTTCCTGAAGACGCTGATAAGGGTGTTGAACAAATGTTTGTAAACAGAGCAGCCCTTGTTCCTGAGTTTTCAAGAATTGCTTGTGTTTCAGTCGCGTTCGTAACAGATGGTGGTGAAACAAAAATGCAATCCTTCAGTGACCCTGACGAAAAGAAACTTTTGAAAGATGTTCAAAAACTATTACATAGGATTGGAAATTTAGGTTTCTATCTGTGTGGACACAACGTTAAGGGTTTTGATATCCCTGTGTTAGCAAAAAGAATGATTATGAACGGATTACTTCCTCCGAAGATACTTCCTGGTCATGATACAAAACCATGGGAGATAAAAGCATTAGATACAAAAGAGTTATGGCAATATGGTGGATATAGTTCAATTGCTTCATTAGAATTAATGTGTGTATGTTTAGGTGTTGAATCTTCAAAGACTATGGAGGTTACAGGAAACAAAGTTCATGAAGCTTTTTGGGTAAAAAAAGATTACGAAGGAATTGTAAAATATTGTGAAAAAGACGTATCAGTATTAATAGACGTAGTATCAAAATTAATGACATTATCATGAGTGTATTAGACAACAACCAAATCGAAGAACTAAAAAGTTTATTCGAAAAACTTAAAGAAGAGGCTGGTTACGAACCAACTGAAAACTATTCTGAAATAGTAGACAACATAACAGATGAGGAATGGGATGAAATGGAGAAACAGTTATATGACTCCATGCAAATGAAAGTTGTCAAAGTAAAAAAACTTAACGATGATGCGGTAATGCCATCATACAATTATCCATCAGATTCAGGATTTGACCTTCACTCAACTGAAAGTGTTGAGATTCCATCACTTGGAAGAGTATTAGTTCCAACAGGACTTTCTTTCCAATTTGAAATGGGATATGAATTACAAGTTAGACCTAAAAGTGGATTAGCCCTCAAGATGGGTTTAACCGTGTTAAACACACCAGGAACTGTAGACCAGGGATATTCAGGTGAAGTAAAAGTAATTGTATTCAATTCAACATTATCTCCTGTCAAAATCGAAAAAGGAATGAAGATTGCTCAAGGTGTTATCTGTCCTGTGATGAACGGAAAGTTCATTCAACTAGTTGAAACTGACAATTTTGATGAACAAGATAGAGGTGACAATGGATTCGGAAGCACTGGTATTTAACTAAATTCACATGGGAAAGTATTACGAAAATTTAGATAATATCATCGAACTCATAAAAAAACTTGAGAAAAAAAGGCTCGTTGCCGAATTTATCTTAGAATGTATTACCATATCTAAAAAAAATCCTGAGATAACGCAACATGAAATAATAAAAACCGCCAAAAAGAAATGGGACAAATAACTGTAGGATTTTCAACAAGAGAAGATAATCCAAAATTTATAGAACAAATAAAAAAGACATGTGGTGTTGACGTTGATATCATCCAAAAGATTAACAACGGAGAAAAATCATTATCTCAAGTTTATAACGAAATCTTAAATGAATCAAAAACTGACATAATTGTTTTGTGTCATGACGATTTGTTATTCGAAACAAAGAAATGGGGTAAGAGACTATTGTCTAATTTCCAAACCACCGATTATGGAATCATTGGTTTAGCTGGTAGCACATACATGCCTCCAACAGGTAGATGGTGGGAAAAACCAATAACCATGAGAGGAATAGTAAACCATTCTAAAGATGGGAAGAAATGGGAATCAAAATATTCAACAAACGAAGGAAAGATTTCACCAACCACAATGGTTGATGGTTTATTCATTTCTTTAGACAAAAGAAAAATCAAAAAGAACTTTAATGAAGAAGTGGATGGATTCCACTTCTATGACGTAACATTCTCTTTTGAGAACTACTTAGAGGATGTTAAAGTAGGTGTAACATATGATGTCAGAGTCACTCACCTTTCTATTGGTGAAACAAACGAACAGTGGGATAAGAACAGAGAAATTTTTGCAGAAAAATATGAGGATATATTACCGGTTCTTTTAGAAGAAGAAATTAATAATCTTACAACATACGTAATGTGTCACGACCAAGACATTATTAAATCCAACATCAAGTCAGGAAAATACGATGGAATGGGACATTTGGTTTTTATGTATGTAGGAAAGGGAGAATTCACAGACATTGAAAACTATCCTAACGTAATCATCGTAAGAGACCTCAAACACAACATTGAACAATATCCAAAGTTTACCGCCTTTACCGCTTGGTATTCCATTTGGAGACACCAATTATGTAAAACAAAGTATATCCAACTTTTGGAATATGATACAAACCCACAAGAAGGATTCACATTCTTCCTTAACAATTTGTTGAAACACAACCCAAAAATTATCAGTTATTTCCCATTTAGTATGAGAAATTATCATTTCATAGATAATCCTGATTGGGTGAAGACCATTTTTGAGGCAATCAAATCACATTACAAACTTGACATTGAACCTTATCTTAGACAAGTTATTTCTGAAAACCTAAGGGTGGGGAGAGAACCAGTTTGGGGAACAACAAACAATGTGACATTCGAATATGCTACATTTGAAAAATACATGAAATGGGTATCTCCACTTATTGGGTATCTTAAAGATGATGTAAACTGTGGACACGCTCAAGAAAGAGCTGTTACGTTCTACTGTTTATTACATCAGGTTCCTGTATCATTCTTCCCAGGTTTAATTGAACACGTTCAAGCCGATTCACATAAGACTCAAGGTCACACAGTGACAAAGGAGGTGGTTCTGTAATGAAATATGTTAGTTTTAGTCTATGGGGAGACAACCCCCTCTATAATGTTGGAGCAATAAGAAATGCTGAACTCATGCCTCTCATTTACCCTGATTGGAAAATGATATTGTATTATGACAATTCAGTTCCATCTGAAACTATTTCCAAATTGGAAACACTTAACTGTATTCTTGTAAAGGTTGATGATTTCGAATATGGTTGTTTTTGGAGATTTTTTGCATCTGACTTAGAAGACTGTGACCTTGTAATATTCAGAGACACTGATTCAAGAATCAATTTAAGAGAAAGAGACGCAGTAAATGCTTGGATTGAAACTGGAAAATCTTTACACGTTATGAGAGACCATCCAGCTCACGGTATTCCTTACGGTAATAACACATTAGGGATATTAGCTGGTATGTGGGGAATCAAAGGAAAACAATTACCACTTACACAAATGATTGAGAAATTTGTTGTTGGTAAAAAAAACAACTATGGTATTGACCAAACCTTTTTAAAAATGGTCTATAATGCATTCGAACTTGATAAAGTTGTTCACGATGATTTTTTTGAGAAAAAACCTTTTCCAACCAAAAGAGATACTATGAGATTTGTTGGAGAAAGAATTGGTGTAGATGAACTTCCTGTCAATGAAGACTGGCGAGCAATCACAAATTATGTTAAATGAGCTTAGATTACGTTTTAATTGGTTCTGACACGAACCCTTATTATTTTGACTTTTGGCCAACAGTTTCAAAGGTATGGTCTCAAGTTTTCAAAGTCAAACCCGTTCTTGGTTTGATTTCTGACGAAGATTCTGAAATTTATGAAGACCAATTTGGGTTAGTCAAAAAGTTCAAAAAAGTTGAAGGTATTGATGTTGGACTACAATCCCAAATTGTCAGATTTTACTTGGCAAATTTTTTAGAAGGAAACTGTTTGATTTCCGATATTGATATGTTACCACTATCAAAAAATTATTTTGAAGGAACTTGTTCGAGATTGAATTCTGAAAACATGGTTATCCACTCGTCTGACAACCCTGAGTGTTTAAGAAAAAACATGTATCCAATGTGTTACGTTGCCGCAAAATCTCAGGTGTTTAAAAATGTTTTTGATTTAAATCTATCATGGGAAGAATTTTGTAATTTACTACACAACAGAAATGAAACATGGTATACCGACCAAAAGTATCTTTTTGAAAAGGTTAACCAATATAATGAAATAAATAAAAACGTTATCTTTTTGAAACGGGGTTGGAATGGTCCCGCTGACAGAAGAATCGATAGAATAAATTGGAGATATAATTCAGAAAGGGTAAGTTCTGGATTTTATATTGATTCACATTTATTGAGACCATTTACACAATATGAAAATGAAATTAACAACTTGGTAAATCTTTTATATTAATGAAAATTTTAATAGTAACTTTAACACATCTAGATGGTGGAATTTACACCAAATTTTTTGAATCCCAAAATGAATCTTGGAATTCCGTTGAGGTCGATGGTGTTGACACATTTTTTCTTGTAGGAAACAACGATAAAGATGAGATTGATGGTAATTTGATTAAAACAAATGTTCCCGAATCTTTAATAAATTGTGGACACAAAACCCTCAAGGCTTTTGAATTATTAAAAAATCGAGACTACGACTACATTTTCAGAACAAACTCAAGTTCATATGTTGATAAACAAATGTTAAAGGACTACTTAGAAGACAAACCAAGAAACAATTTCTATTCTGGAGTTATCGGAAATCATCACGGTATAATTTTTGCATCAGGTTCTGGATTTATTGTGTCAAAAAATGTTGTTGATTTAGTTTTATTGAAACAAGAATATTGGGAGCACCGATTTATTGATGATGTTGCTTTAGGTTTATTATTAAGACATCTGAGTATTAGTCCAGTTCCCGCACCAAGATTTGATATACAGACGGTAAACAACACTACTCCAACGAATTATTATCATTATAGAATCAAAACATACGATAGGCTCAAAGATTGTGAGTATATGAAATCAATATTTGAACTTAAGAAATTATCCTACAAATAATTTTGATTTATCCTATTATTTGATAAAATTAAAATTATGGAAAAAATTTTAGCTAAATACAATCTACACAAAAGCACCTCCTCAGATATTAACGAACATTTAGAAACTTTATACAATTTAGGTAAAGAATGTTCACACATTACAGAAATGGGTGTTAGATGGGTCTCATCAACATGGCCCTTAGTTTATTCTAACCCCCAAAAAATGATTAGTTATGATATTGTAACAAACCCAAATATTGGTGAAGTTATTAGTCTATGTAAGGAATATTCAATCAATTATTCTTTCGAGGAGAAAGACGTTCTTCAGTTAGAAATTGAACCCACTGAACTTTTATTTATTGACACGTTACACACTTACAATCAATTAATTAAAGAATTAGAATTACATTCAAATAAATCATCCAAATACATTGTTCTTCATGATACGGAACATTTTGGTAGAATTGATGAAGTAATATACAATCACGCCAGTGCTCTTGTAAAATCAGACCCAGGAATAAAACAAGGACTAATGACCGCTGTTGAAGATTTCTTATTAACAGAATTAGGACAATCTTGGGAATTATATAAAGTTTATGAAAACAATAATGGATTAACAGTTTTAAAAAATAAGAATTATGTCATTGAGTAATGAATTAAAATTAGAATTTCTAAAATACGTAATAATCGGTAGAGTAGGAGACGCAACATTAGTTAACAATTGGGTTGAGAGTGGAGCTTTTCCTGAAGAATCCGTGATAAGAGAAATTATGGCAAGACCAATAGATGAACATCGTCTTGAGGGATTAGATTGGCCCGAAGATGCGGTTACAATGATTGGGTTAAAAAGAATGAATAATTTACACGAAATGTTGGATTACGTAAGAAAGAACAACATTGAAGGAGATTTAATAGAAACTGGTGTTTGGAAAGGTGGTGCAACTATATTCATGAAATTATATTGTGACATGTATGGTATGGACAAAAAAGTTTTTGTTTGTGATTCATTTGCCGGTCTACCAAAACCAAGTGGAAAATTTATGCAGGACGATGGAGATACACACTATACCCAAACAAAATTAGCAATTTCTTTAGAACAAGTTCAAAATCATTTTAAAATATTCAAATGTCTTGATGAAAAAGTCATTTTCATTAAAGGATTTTTTGGCGAAACATTACCTAATAATGAATTAGTTCAGAATTTAGCAATCTTAAGAATGGATGGTGACATGTATGAATCAACACATGATGTATTCTATTCTTGTTACGATAAACTCGTAGACAAAGGTGTTTGTATTATCGATGACTTTTGTTTGAAGGGTGCAAGAGATTGCACACACGACTTTAGACAATCAAGAAACATTCAAGATACATTAGTAACAGTAGACAGATGTGGAGTTTACTGGATTAAAAATGAAAACCAATGAAAAAAATAGTTGTATTAGGTGGTGGTGGTTTCATCGGAGGTCATCTCGCAAAAAAACTAAAAGAACAAGGAAATCACGTTAGAATCTGTGATTTAAAAAAACACGAATATTTCTTTCAAGATGAAATCTGTGACGAATTTATTGTTGGTGATTTAACTGACCCCAATGTTGTTAAGTTAGTTATTGAAGAAGATATTGACGAAGTATATCAACTAGCAGCAGACATGGGTGGTGCAATGTATATATTCACAGGTCAACACGACGCAGACGTAATGCACAACTCAGCAACGATTAATCTCAATGTTGCAAAAGAATGTGTCATCAAAAAAGTTAAGAAAATATTCTATTCTTCATCAGCATGTATGTATCCTGAACACAATCAGTTAGACCCATTAAACCCTAATTGTGAAGAAAGTTCAGCATACCCCGCAAACCCAGATTCAGAATATGGATGGGAAAAATTATTCTCTGAAAGATTATACTTGGCATTTCAAAAGAACTATGGGTTGGATGTAAAAATTGCCAGATTCCATAACATATATGGACCACAAGGAACATGGACTGGTGGGAGAGAAAAAGCTCCTGCAGCAATGTGTAGAAAAGTCGCAGAATCTAAAGATGGAGATGAGATTGAAGTTTGGGGTGATGGTAATCAAACTCGTTCGTTCTTATATGTTGATGAGTGTGTAAGAGCAATCTTAGAACTTATGGATAGTAATTTCTCAGGACCAGTTAATATTGGTAGCGAAGAAATGGTTACTATAAACAAACTTGCTGAAATTGCAATTGCACTTTCAGGTAAGAAACTAACAATCAAAAACTTACAGGGTGATGACTTCATACAAAAATATGGTTTCAAATGTCCCTTAGGAGTTAATGGTAGAAATTCAGATAATAAACTATATCAAGAAAAAATAGGTAGTGACGTATTCTTTCCATTGGACATGGGTATGAAATTAACTTATAATTGGATTAAGTCTGAAGTTGACAACGTTGACAAAAACACAGTATGGATTTATGAAAGCCCCGATGGAGATACTATATTCAAGAGAAAATCTGGTGAAGTAGGTCGGATAAAAATAAAATAGAAAAAATGAGTAAATTGACGAGAAGAAGTCCACAACCAACTCCCACAGTAACTGAAGGGAATTTCAAAAGTAAAAAAGATTTAATTTGTTCAATCGTAAAAAAGAAAACTAAACAAAAATTTTTATCAGAGAGTCAGAAACATTATTATGATATTCTCACAAATAATCAAATAACAATATGTTCAGGTCCTGCAGGGGTCGGTAAAAGTTATATAGCAATGAAATGTGCTGTAGACTTATTGGTAGACCCGGAAACTCCTTATGAGAAAATAATAATCGTCAGACCAGCAGTTGAAGCGGAAGAAAAATTGGGAAGTCTCCCGGGTAATGTAGAAGAAAAATTAGACCCTTATATTTTTCCATCTTATTATCTTTTGAACAAAATTATTGGTAAAGATGTAAGAGAAAAATTAAAAGACATCGAAGCTATTGAAGTTTTTGCATTAGCTTACATGAGAGGTATGAATATTGACAATTCAATTTTAATCTTTGAAGAAGCTCAAAATTCAACTCCAAGTCAGATGAAACTTCTTTTAACAAGAATTGGATTCAACTCTAAATTCTTCATTTCAGGAGATTTAGAACAATTTGATAGACACAAGGATAAAACACACACGGGTCTTTGGGATGCATTACAAAAGTTTCAAGATATGAATGATATTGGAACTTTCGAATTTGGAGGACAAGATATCGTAAGAAATCCTTTGATTACAGGAATTTTAAAAAGATACGAAGAATGAAAATAGGAATTGAACTTAATGGTGTTTTAAGAGACACCTTGAGAAAAATACAACAGGAATATGAAAAATGGTATATAGAAAACCCATTCAAAGAAGAAACTGAATTTGAACACAAAGTAATTTCCGATTTGACTACTTTGAATATTTCAGAACATCTCGCATTCAAAGACGAAGATGATGTATATAATTTCCTATATAAAGAACATACTATGGAAATTTTTGGGCACGCTGGTTCTGTTGAAACTTCATCAATGATGGATTTCAACGATTTTTATTTAAACATGCGTGATGAACATGACATTCTTGTTGTTTCAGATGAAATGGGTAAATCTAAACCAGCATCATTATTTTTCATATCTAAATTTGGGTGTTTGGTTGAAACTGTAAAATTTTACAGTGAATCCACAATAAATTCCCTATGGGATTCCGTAGACATTTTACTTACGGCAAATCCACAATTATTATTAAATCATCCTGAAGGGAAAGTTGTCGTCAAATACGATACAACATACAACTCAGACATTAAAACAAAGTATTCAATCTCAAAATTGAAAGAACTTGAAGAAAAAATTAAAGAAATAAAATGATTAAATTTTTAAATGAAAATTACTTTGTCGACTTGGATGAAGTTGAAAGATATCTCGATATGTCAGACAGTCCTTCTTCAGAACCAATGACAGGTGCAACAGAAATGAGAATTAACGTAATTAAGTTCGAACTTGTAAAAATGTTACTTGAGGTAGTTCTTTCTGAAAATGATGATATCGACGATAAATTAGGTATCAAGTCAGCTTCACAAACTACGATTCCATTCAAACTGGCATTCAATTCATTATTAAATAAAAAACTTATCAATCACTATTAATATGGGAAATTTAGCAACAGAAAAAGTTCAACTCTCAATTCAAAACTTAAGAGAGAAAAAAGCAAGAATTTACTTTTTTGTCCAAGACACAAAAGGTAACGCTAAGGCATCTATTAGATTAATTTATCAAATGGCAGATGTTCTTAAAAAAGACGGATTCAATCCAATTATGCTTCACGAAAAGAATGACTATGTAGGTGTCGCCTCATGGTTGGGTGAAGAATATATGACATTACCTCACAAAGCAATCGAAGGTCAAAACTTAGAAATATCTCCTGAAGATTTTTTAATCATTCCTGAAATTTTTGGTTTCATTATGGAACAAGTTTCAAAACTACCTTGTGCTAAAATTGTTCTAACACAACAATATTCCAACATGTTAGAAACGTTACAACCAGGTCAAGGATGGGCTCAGTTCGGATTCTACAAATGTATTACAACTTCAAATCTTCAAAAAGATTATATCGAAAGAGTAATGAGACAATCGACCTTTGATATTGTTAAACCATACATCGGAGAGAGCTTTTCACCAAAACCTACACCTCCAATGCCAATAGTCGCTGTTCATACAAAAGAACAAAGCGATGCGGTTAATTTAATTAAAACATTCTATTTGAAGTTTCCACAATACAGATGGTTTACATTCAGAGATTTAAGAGGTTTATCTGAAAAAGATTTTGCAAAGTCTTTGAAAGAATGTTTCTTAAGTATTTGGATTGACGATAAAAGTGGATTCGGAACATTCCCATTAGAATCAATGGCTTGTGGTGTTCCAACAATCGGTAAAATCCCTGATTTACAACCTGAGTGGATGACTGAAGATAACGGGATATGGGTAACTGATGTAACACTTATGTCAGACTTTATCGCCGATTTTATTCAAAATTGGTTAGAGGATGGTATCAAACCTGAATTGTATGACCACATGAAAGAAACTGTGGTAAAATACCAAAATAAACAAGAATTTGAAACTAGTGTCGTTAATTTGTTTGAAACATTTTTAACAACAAGAGCGGATTCATTCGAAGAACAAATCACAAAAACTGAATTATAATATGGATAACAAACTATCACTTTCGGTAATATTACCAATCAAATCTGCATTAGCAAAAGATTTTAATGAATATTTTGAAAAGGCTATCAAGTCACTTCAATCACAACAAGTTGAGTTCGAAGAACTTGTTATCGTTCATACTCAAGAAGAAACATTAGTAACTTTATTGAATGAATATGATTTTGGAAATATAAATGTAACAAAATTACTTTGGGATAAAGAACCAAACTATTGTGCTCAAGTTAACTTTGGTGTTGAGAACGCTAAAGGTAAATGGGTATCTTTATTCGAATTTGACGACGAGTATTCGTTAATTTGGTTTAAGAATGTTAAGAAATACATGGAAGCATATCCTGAGGTTCAAATATTTTTACCTGTTGTAGTAGACACTGACGAGAAAGATGCTTTCGCAGGTTTCACAAATGAAGCAACATTCGCAGCAAACTTCTCACAAGAAATCGGATACCTAACAAACGATACATTACAAGAATATCAAAACTTCCAAACAGCAGGTTCTGTTATTAAGAAAGAGGTTTTACAAGATTTTGGAGGATTCAAACCTTCAATAAAATTAACTTTTGTTTACGAACTTCTTTTAAGATTAACGTATAACTCAGTTTCAATTATGACAATTCCTCGTCTCGGATATAGACACTCAAACCTAAGAGAAGGTTCAATATTTTGGGGTTATAGATATGGTGATGAAAAGATTTTAGAAGATGAAGTAAAATTTTGGATTGCATCTGCTAAGAAAGAATACTTTTTCACTGACGATAGAGTCATAAAATATCAACCAGAGAATGAGTAATGTCAGAAACTCTTACTGCAACAACAGAAGATGTTTCATCAAAAAAAAGGGGTAGAAAGGCTGTAAAAGAAAATTATTTTGATGTCAGAGAAGAAAACGCTGTCAGAAAATTTTTAATAACAGAGGACTCTATGGAACGTAATAAGATTTATAACGAATTCCTTAGAGCCCCTTTGGATAAGATGATTTCATCAATCATAAGACGATATAAACTATATCGTAAGGACATGGACTTTGAAGAGATTCATTGTGATACCCACTCATTTTTAATGACGAAGGTAGACAAATTCAAACCTTCAAAAAACAAAAAGGCATATTCTTACTTTGGAACGATATGTAAAAACTATTTGATGGGTCAAATCATCAAAGACCAAAAAGAAACAAACAGAAAAGTATCATACGAAGACATATCAACATCAATTCAAGAAAGACCTGACATGATTTACAGAATTGATGATGATGTTGTTGACACTAATTTAATTCTAACTGAATATGTTTCCGAGTTGAAAGAATTTATTGATGGTGAAAATTTGAACGAAAACGAAAAAAAGTTAGGGTTTGCTTTAGTTGATTTGTTTGACAACTATGAAACTATTTTCAGTGGTAACGAAAATAACAAATTCAACAAAAACATAATTCTATTATCCTTAAGAGAGATGACCAATCTTAGCACAAAAGAAATTCGTGGGTCTATCAAAAAATTCAAAAAACTATACATCGGAATTCAGACTAGGATGAAAAATCAATAAAAAACTATTTATAGATATGCCTAGACCACAGAGAAAAGAAATAAATTTCAGTAAAGAATCCATTCTTGCTTTAATGCAAGAGATTTACAATGAGTTAGTAGAGCAGAGAAATACTGCTATTAGAATACAAAATAAAATGTTGGCCATGTTAAAGGACGCAGAAGACATGACAACAATTGGACCAGTGATTGAAAAACAACAAAAAATCGTAAACGATTGTGTTGAAAAAAAAATCAGTCTTTCCAAATTACAATCAAGTATTTGGGAGAAATCTAATGCAAATACAGAATCATTTACACTTTCTGATTTGGATGATGATTTAATACAAAACTTGATTGAGAAAGATGTTTCTTCGGATGAAGAAACCTATAAATTGAGATAATATGCAACAAAGTCAATCTGTTGATGTATCAAGTGCTGCGAAACAGGCAAACAGTAATTTGTCTGCAATAAACACTTATGCTGAAACTTCTAAATCTCAAAAAAAACTCAGAAGACAAGCTGCAAATTCTAAACAACCTGCATCTCAAAAAGTATCTGAACAATTAGATAAAATATCCAAACAACAAAAAAGATTTCAAAGAAATGTTCCAACATCAATGGGAAACATGTTGGACTTAATATCACTGACAAGCGGTGGTGGTAATACACAAAATTTTGTTAGAGATTTAATTTTACAGACCGCCATAAAATCAGAACCTGAAATTAAATCAATTATACAGGATGCCGCTCTAAAGAGCTTAGGTTGCACCTCAGAACAAAAATATCAAGGAGTTCCTGCATCCACTTTTCAAGTAACACCATTAGATTTACTACCATCAGGTAGCACAATTACTATACCGGTTCAAAACTTGGATTTAATAAGTTTGGCAAGTGGTATGTTAAAACAACAGGTTGATAGGCCAGTTGGGTCGATTTTCTATGAACAAGATAAACCAGAAGTTACAGATGGTGTTTTCAAACCGTATGCTGGTCAGAAATACTTTCCAATGAACAAACAGTTGAATCAGTTGATATCACAACCCAACCAATCATTTCAACAAACATATCAAAAATTTTATCAAGGAACTAGCGGACAATATCTAATGGATATTCAATATCAAAGAACAAATGAGTTTGGTGTGTTCGGTGATTTTTTCAAAGTTGCTTTAATTGACAGAACTGGTAGTCAAATACCAAATCAACTATCAACAACAGGAAACACTGTCGGTGAGTTTCTTAATGATTATTTTTCCACAATCAAATTATTTGATACACAAAACTTAGGGACTCAAATCATGCAGTTTCTATTTAATTTTGTGAGTAATCAAGCCGGATTAGGTCCTGGTGAAATTTCCCAAGGTTCAAAATTCTATCTGATAGCTCAGAGAATTTTAGGATTGTGTTTCGATTCGAGAAGAGAAATTGATGTAAGTGGTGTATCCAAAGTGGCAGAACTTGATGGTATTGATGATAGTTTCTTTGAGCTTACAGAAGTCGATTTGAGAAATATCGATTTACAAGTATCAAATGTTCAAAATGGGGTTATCGAACTTGTAGATTGTGATAACGTAAAACTTCCGATAAATTCTGCGAATATAACCGCCCAACTTGTTGATTTAGGTGCTAAGCTAAGTGGTTTAACAATAGACCAACAAGTAACAGCAATTGAAAACATTATTGACAGTGTAACCCAAAACCCTAACTGGAAAATATACACAAATAATAATTTTAACGCAGCAGGTTCTATTGCAAATAATCTGATTCAAAATATTGCTTTAGCAGTTGCAAGTGCGGCGTTAAGTCCTAAAACTTTATTACCTATTATGGTAATGACAAACGTGTTAGAAAAAACGGCAGTGAACAATTATAATACTGCTGTGGGAACTGCGAATACACAAATTCAATCTGCGACTACAACAAATAGTCAAATTAATAACATCATTACAGATGCAACATCTTTTCTGAAAAAATTTAAAAAATTCAGTATTGAAGTTATTTCTAAAATTGGTGCAATATTCATCAGAACACTTTTCGAATTACTTAAGAAGGATATACTTGGTTTGTTAGGTGCAATAATTGAGGATATATCAAATTCAGAACGTAAGAAAAGATATAAGAAAATATTGAGATTAGTTGGTATTGCAACTCAACTTGCCGGTGAAATTATTAAAGGATTAGAAGATTATCGAAAGTGTAAATCTCTTTTAGATAACATAAATAATATTATTAACATTCTGAACGGATTACCAAGACCAAGGTCTAAAATACCTGTAGTTTTAGCAATTCTATCTGATTTCCTACCAGGAGAATCTCCTGAAAGGGCAACCATTAATGGTATAAAATATATGCAGGAATTAGGTATACCAACAGGAACATTACCGGATGGGTCTCCAAATATAAACCTACAGGCATTTCTAGCAATGCAAAAAGGTGATAAGGATGAACAAGCCGAAAATGGTGTATCTGATACATTCATCGTTCCTGATAAAACCGGCAGTGTCCCAAGATGGGTAACACTTCCAAGATAAGATTATGGAAAAACAAGAGTTAGAAAATATTACCATGATTTTAGGTGAATTAAAAAATTTACCTAATGCCAAATTGATTGAAATGATGGACAAACTGAGTGATGAGTTTGATGTTACTAAAGCAAATATAATTGCATCAACATACCACTTAGACAAAGTTGAAGAAACTTATAACAGGATTTTAAAAGAATTTGATTCACGTAAATAATGAGTAGTTCAATATTTTTTCAGTGTGTGGTTATCGATAACCAAGACCCATTAATGTTGGGACGTGTTCGTGCTAGGTTAAGAATTGATAACTATGAAGACATTATCAAGTCAGTTGAAAATTGGAATCCCCAAAAAGACCCATGGACTGCGAGAGACCCATTTCTTTTCAACCCCCTTTTACCTTATTTCGTCTATCAAGTTCCTGAAATCAATGAGATTATTCAGATAATCTACGTTAATAAAGATTTCAAATATCAGAACCAATATTACGTTCAAAATAATTTCTATTCACCAAATGCTTTATTTGACCAATACAACGTAGGTGGCGATAAGTTTACGGGAACGGGAATGCAACTTAAGTCCCCACGTAACATTAAAAACCAAGATGGAAGTTATCCGAACAAATCAGAGGTTGGGTTATATCCTGAACCAGGTGACAATGCTCTTTTAGGTAGAGGAAATGCTGACTTAATTGTTAAGAAACAAGATGTATTGTTAAGAGCGGGAAAATACAAATCAATTCCACAATCTAACCTTAATTTCACAGCAAACGACAAAAGAGCCTTTTTACAGTTATCACAATTTGATAGGGTTAAAAAAACATCACCAAACAAAACAGTTACAAAAACATTCGAAGTTGTTGTTCAAGTAAAATACTTGATTGAATGGGTTATTACGAACCCGGAGAACAATGCAGAAAAATTCTGTGGGGCAGTTTACCTATACCAATTGAAACCTGATTCTCGAACAAATTCGAAACAATTAACTTCATCTTCGGTGTTACCTGAAAACTTGAAGAACTTAGTTGCATCCGAATCATTCAACTTGAAATCAAAATTAGATACAATTCAATTTATCAATAATTTTATTAGAGCATGTAATGATGGAACTACAACAAGAACAGGAGTAAGATTGTTCAGTGAAAACACTAACAAGTTCCCAATTTATTTCAGACCAAGTAACATCACCACAGAACAACTTAACCCAGCATTTAATATTGCAAACTTTCAATCTGTTCCATCCGCAGTTTGTCCAACAGGTAATACCGATATAATACAAAAAAATCTATCTGAGATTTATGCTGGTATCAAATTGAATCCAAATGATGAACCAGGTTTTGGTTTAATTTGGAAAAACAATACTGTAGGTATACCAACCAAAACAGAGATTGAAGAAATCGAACAACAATCATACGAAGCCGGTCCAACTACATTCGGAGCCCTTGGTTCAGATAATGTATTTTTACTTTCACACAAATCATCAATACCGGGTAAAAAAGTAATCAATTTTGACGGAACACTTTATGGAATATCAGGTGAAACATTCTTTGACGAAATCATTCCAAACACATCAAGTATGGTGAGAGGTGAAGAACTTTTAGAACTTATTAATCTAATTGTCAGATACCTTGTAACACACACTCACGCATACCCTGGTCTTCCTCCAGTTCCCGTTACACAAGACGGAACCACAGTCGACAATATCCTCACAGAACTACAACAGGCAGTTAAAAAAATCTTAAATCAAAATATTCGTTTGAATTGATATTTATTGATAAAGTAGATGTCAATTTTAAGGTCATATATCGATAAGAACAATACGATTACCTCAAATTCGTATGTCAACACTGCAAGAAATCCTGTAGTTCAATTAAACTTCGGTGCATCAGATTTCATAGTTCCTAACTATGGTTATACAAGATATCTGTTTGATTTAGACTTAGCTCTATTAATCGATGATATTCAACAAGGCATAATCTCAACAGGTTGCACAAGCGCAATGACTCACACTTTAAAGATGACAAACACATCATCTTTTGATAATGAGTTACTTAATACATTCATGTCAGATGAAAGAAGAAGAGCAACATCATTCGATTTAATATTATTCAGAATTCCGAAAACTTCAGGTGATACAGGTGAATCACAATTTTGGGATGAAGGTGTTGGATACGACTACAATGACTTCAATATCAACAAAACATCAGCCACAGGTGGTATGTCCCCCCTAACTTACGTAGATAGTAGGGCATATTCGACTCGTCCTTCCAATTGGTATCAAACTACCACAATAAGGAATTGGTCTCAACCAGGGGTCTATGACAACCGAAATACAGGTGTTGTAAACTATTCAGGTCTTACAATCATTGCAACTCAACACTTTGACCTTGGTAATGAAGACCTTAACATGGATATGACGAATGAAATAAACGGTATTTTAAGTGGTAGTATTACAGGTGTTACAGGTTGGGGAGTCGCATACGTTCCTGCGGTCGAAAATATAACAGGGTTGACTGACAGTTATAGTGTGGCATTCTTTTCGAAATACACACAAACATTCTATCAACCATATCTACTAACAACATACGATGATTTAATTGAAGATGACAGAAATCAATTTTTAAAGAATCAAGTAAACAAACTTTATCTTTATGTTTATCAGAATGGTGATTTAGTCAATTTAGATTATAACCCAACTGTTAGGATTGAGGGTAGAGATGGGGAACTTTGGGATGGTTTATCAGCACTAACAACTTGTTTGAGAACAAAAGGTGTTTATGAGGTAATTGTTCCAAATGCGTTCTTGTCTTGTCCTGTTCCATGTAACTTTTATGATGTTTGGGAAAATCTTTCAATTAATGGTCAATACCTACCAAACGTGACTAATCAATTTACATTACAGAATTATAGTGCTGGAGTTCAGATTGGTTCTATTTCGAAAGAACCTCAAAAATACGGATTTGAATTCTATGGTATTTTACAGAACGAGAACATATTATCTTCAGATATTAGAAAGGTAGGTATTACAATCAAGAAGGCTTACACAGCACAACAAGTTCTTTTGGACGTTTCTGCATTCTACAGAGTTTACGTTAAAGAAGGAACTACTGAGGTTCAGGTTCAAGATTGGACTCCGATAAATAGAACCCCTAATGAGTATTACTTTATGTTCAGTATGAGAGACAAAATTCCAAATCAATATTTTGTTGACATACAGGTGAATACTAGTGGGGAGAAAGATACTTATAAAAAACAATTAACATTCCAAATCGTAAATAGAAAATGAGTAAGGTAATTAGACTAACAGAAAAGGACATTTCAAACTTAGTAAAAAAAGTATTGAAAGAAGAACAAACGACAAATTACATGTTCTTTAGTAACTTAGAACAAATAAAAAGACAATGTGAGATGTTGTTAAAATTGGACCCAAATGTAGTTGATGGTATAATTCAAGACGGTCACGATTGGGCTGACGACCATGTTAGTGAAGCCAAAACTAGTATGGACCAAGTTTTTGATTTCATGATGAATGAAACAAAGAAACAAGAATCATATGTAGATTATGAAGATATTCAGGAGGGAAGAAAAAAAACTGGAACAAAATTATGTGCAAGAGGTAAATCCGCAGCAAAAGCAAAATTCAAGGTTTACCCCAGCGCTTATGCAAACGGTTATGCGGTTCAAGTGTGTAAAGGAAAAATGCCGGGTTTAGATGGTAAAAAACATTGTTCAGGTGCCTATTGTTAATTTTTAATAAGTTCCCTATATTTGTCACATGGAAAATAAAGTTGTGGGATATATCCCTCGTCTATTGTTCAAATTATATCTGAATCTTAAAGAAAGGTTTGACCCTTCATTCCCAATACCTGAAGAGGAAAAAATAACTATCGAAATTTGTAAAAAATTAATATCAGACCCAAATTCGAAACTTACGTTTGCACCAATCTCATTTAAGAGGTTTATAAAAAATGAGGAAAAAAATATGTTTATTGTTATAGAAAACCATACAATAAACTTGATAAACCACGTTTATAGTTATTCAGTTTACCTATCAGATAATAATGGTTATAAAGAAATTATTCAAGATTTTGATAAGGTCCTCGAAGGTGAGAGACAACTTTTAGAAGATGAAATCAGAAGTAATATTCAACACTCCTTAAAAACTATTTTGAAGAAGTTGGATTAGTGTTCTCTCTCAATACTTTTCTAATCAAGTTCTTAATTCCCTCGTTTCTCGGCTTATAACTTGTCATCGTAGGTGCGTTACCAGTTCCTGTTTTTGGTTCAGTTTTTTCAGCTCTCCTCTTTTGTTGACAAGCAGACCTTTTTTCAGATGCACTCATTTTTGCAGCAACACCAACTGCTCTACATTTTGGGTATCCTTTATCTTTAGCCTCAGGTCTACCACATGGAGGGTGTTTACCATTTTCTTTTCTACAAATATTGACCCAAGGACCTTTAGGTTGTTTACTTCCTTTAGGTTTTTTCTTTGTGCCGAACCAAACTGCTAAATCTTCATTAAGAAACTCCTCTTTCAATGGGAGACCATTCATAGTAGGATTAATTGCAGAACCTTCTTCATCATTTTGACCTGTATAAAATTGTTTCAAATATTTTGAAACTGCAGATAATTTTTTTGTTCTTCTTTCAATGGCAGTTCTTTTTGCTGGTGTTTCTTTAAAATCCCCATCAGCCTCTTCATACGCCAACTCTGCATTTGTATAATTATATACAGGTTCAACAAACGGACTTAATTGTTCATTTTCCCAATTCTGAGGGGCTAACACAACAGGAACTTTAAAACTTCCCGAACTTCCACCACCAGTCGCTTCTTTTATTTGTTTTTTTTCCATCACTATTATATTTTCATAAATATCATATAATCTTATTATGGAAGACAAAAAACAACCAATTGGGGAATTATTTGAGACAATTTCTTATTTTTCACCTACTGACATATCAAATCTTATAGATGGACTTAGCGAAGAACAATCAGTTTATATGATTGGCTTGGCAATTAATATGTGTTATCAAAAAAATTTATTCACTTTAGAAGAGTCCGAAATAATTTCAAAGTCATTACGTGTGTTGAACTCAAGTCGATTACCCAAATAAAAATCTAAGAATGATTTGAAAAATTATTTTGATGGAAATAATAATTTCCATATCTTTGTAAAAAATCATATCAATGAAAACATTACTTTTAACTTTAGTATTATTCACATCTATCAATTTGTTTGCACAAAAAACCGGAAAGATATTTTATCAGAATGTTGATAGTGTAAATAAATCGAAACAAGAATTTAAAACTTTAGGGATAGAAATAGATTTCGCACCAAATAAAATTGATTTACAATATTTCCCCAAAATTCAAAAAGTGATTTTTGATTACAAAGAATATTTTCAAAAATGGTATAGTCAAGTGGATGGAGTATATTTCTTAGACGATGAATCTTTCTCAAAATTAGATAAAAGAAACATGTCTTTAAAAGATATTGAATATATCCAAACAAAAAATGAAGATTATAAATGGGATGGGGAAAAACCATTCGAAATACCTCATGTCTTATCAAAAATATATTTTACAACATTTGTTACAGAATATTCCGATAAATTCATTTTACAGATAAAAGTTGCAGAAGAATTAAAAAAATAAATTATTTTATTTTTTGAACACTCAAAGACACAACTCTTTGTGTTCTATTTTCTTCTTCACTTCCACATGTTCCTATAGAACCTTGTGCAATAACTTCAAAATTAGCGTCTTTTAGTTTTGGAATATTTTTAATCAAAAAGTCTTTCAAATGCTGTGCTCTTGCTTTAGTTAAATTGAGATTACCAATATCAGACATATCAGCGTTTTTATCAACTACTACGTCAGGATATGTCGTTTTATCATCTTTCCATTGTGTTACTCCTTGTCCCTCAATGCTTTTAGCTCTACATTTTGATGCTGAAGCTTGAATTATAAATTTATAATTCGAAATATCATTTCCATTTACAAACTTAACAAAAGCTTGGTATTCAGGCTTTTCTGTTGTAGATGCGTTAGGGAAAGAAATATTATCACCAAAGTTATCACCAAAATTTGATGGAGGAGGAGGTGGTGTTGGAATTGGTATTTTATTAGGTGGTGGTGTTTCTTTACCTTTTGGAATTGCAAAAAATCCAAAGGTGGTTGGAACTACTAATCCAATATACGTATTTTTATTAATAATTACATTATACCTTGGCACAAACTCAGTTTCTTGATTTAAAGGAATATCTTTAAAATCTATCACTCCTTCTTGTTCATAACCAAAAGACCAAGTATTGGTTGGACCTTCTTTCTTTACAGGAGCAATCATGAGATTACCTCTGAAAATAACTCCATAGTATAAATAAAGCTCATCTTCCGCAAGTAATGCATTTTTTGTTTTATTATTATATTCAAAATTCCAATTATAATTTTTATTTCCTGTTTTTATGAAAGAAAATTTGAATTCATTATTATTCACATTTTTTGGATTCCATACAGGTAAAGGTCGATTTAATTCAACTCTGAATTTAATCGGCATATTCTTAGAATCTTTTTCAGCTACTTCAGCAACATACACATTATTACGGTCAGTCGCAACAACAACATAAGGTGAGTCCCAATCAAATGGACCACTAACTTGTGTTGATTTTTCAGGTTGGAATACTAAATAAATAAATTTGTCATTCTTATCATTACTACGAATGACATTTTCATTATCCTCAGGGTTTATTTCTTGTTCCTTAAGGAGATATAAATTTTTTGTTGCAGATTCATGAAGGTTTAATATTCTATATTTTTCTTCACTACTAATATTCCATGTTTGCTTTATCATGTTAATAAATATATCGGGCATAAAAAAAGGTCCCTTTTGGGGACCTTTTTTGTATCGTCAAAGAATAAATTATCTCAATTCTTTTAAGTCGAATGTTCTTACGCCATCAACTGTGATTCTACCGTAGAATCTGTTGTTCACCATCTTCTTAGCGTATCTAGTCATGATACCTTTGATTGGAGTGAAGTTGAACGGATTGTACATTGTAGGTGTAAGTTGTAATGGAACGTATGGTGCGTAGATGTAACCTGTATCAAGTAAAGACGTTCCTTTGTGTCCCAATAACACTTGGTTTGGTGGGAAGTAAGGGTCTCTATACACTTGATATCTACCAGCTAAAGTACCAACTCTTTCAATACCCATGTTGTATTGGTCTTGTTCAGGAGCTGCGTTTGATACGTGGAAATATTCCAAATCATCAAAAATTGCACTGATTTCAGAAGAAACAACAATCCAGTTAGCACCACCTCTTAAAGTAGACTTATGGATTTGAGCAGAAACTTGGTTGATTGCTGTGATAAGCGTTTGGTTCCAGTCTTTTTGAGTGTAAGGAACTGCGTTAGTTCCCAATCTTTTCCAACCGTTGTAATCCCATCTTAAGTTCCATGCCGCACCTTTTCTAAGGTCTCTTAAGATTTCTCTATCAATTTCAGCCGCAACTTGCTCAGACAATAAAGCTGTTAATTCAGCTTCAGCATCGATGTTGTGGAATGCCGCAACGTCTTGTGCCATTTCAGGAGACCATTGTGCTCTTAATTTTCTTTCAGTTACAGAAACTGTTACTGATTGAAGGTCGAATGACACCTCACCAATTTTATCTTCGAATTCTAAGTTCTTGTAAATTCTATAAACTGGTGTAAACGCTTGGTTTGGTGTTGTTGTTGAAGAGAACGTTGAACCTGTGTAACCGTCGATTGAACCACCGCAAGAGATACATGCAGGAACTTGTAAATCTACTTCAAGATAGATTTGTCCTTCAACATCACAAATGTTGTCATATTGACCACCACCTGTTTTTGATGTAGGGAATACTAATGTTGAGTTGTTATTACCGTATTGAACGATACCTTTACCATATCTTTGAGTTACAACTCTAAATAAGTAAGGACCGCCACCTGCAGTATTTACGTTTGTACCAACAGTACTACCGTAGATAGTCAAATCAGATAAGAATGATTCGTTGTCGATTGGTTGACCATCAGGACCGATTAATTTACCAGCACCATCAGATGCGAAACCTGACATGATAAGTAATACTTTTCTGTAGTTACCTTCAGCATAAGCGTAAGGGTCAAGGTTTAATGTTACATTATTCCATTGTGCAGTTACAGCAGAACCTGTTACAGCAGAGAATGAACCTTTAGAATAGTCATATAAACCTGGTGGGTCTAATGCTGGTTCTTCACCTTCATAGAACTTGTCATACAATGTTCTACCAGTGTTGTAGTTATATCCAGCGTTTGGAGATAACGGTCCATTAGGTGCTCCATAAGGAGAATAGTGAGTTCCTTCGTTTGAATTGTAATCACCACCTGTTTCATAGTTCTGGATGTTAGGTACGAAGTAGAACAATTTACCGATTGGTAAGTTCATAGCCTGTACTGATACGATATCGTTTGCTAATAATTTAGAGAAAACTCTTCTAACGATAGGGAAAACCACAGTTTCGAAAGCACCTGTATCTGAAGTTGTTGAAGCTTCGTTGATAAGGTATGACGCTTGGTTTTCATAAAGTTGTGCTACGTTCTCTCTCATGTGACCTTTAAGACCCTCTAAGAATCCTAATTTGTCCCATTTTCCGATTGTGTCTTCTTTGATAACTTTAAGGTGCTTAAGACCGATGTTACCAACAAGACCTGATTCTAATAATGCTCCCATTTTAAAATATTTGTTTTGTTTTATTTTGTTTATTTAATTTTTGTCATTAAATCCTTCATTCTTAAGAATTGTGGATTTTCATAAGTTTTTGATTCAATCAATGTTGTTGATGAGCCAGTTGAAACTGTATTATTTATTTTATTTCCAACTGATTCGTTAATTGATTTTGAATCAACCTGACCTAATTCGTCTTTGATAGACTTATAGAGATTTTTAGACTCTTTAAGTGTTTCTACTCCGTCAAATCTTCTCAGGATATTTATTTTTTCTTTTTTAGTTGTTGAATGTTCAGTGAAAAGTCTAGTTGCATATGCTAAATTAGAGTTGAAGATTGCTACTTCATTTAATTTTTCTCTAAACACATTTAATGCTTTTCTATACTCTTCGTTCTTTTCTCTCAACATACTAACTTCTGATTCAAGAGATTCAACTTTTACACCATTTTTACCATAAACATAGTTTCTGTTATTAGTGATGCCTTTTCTGAGACCTCTTCCTTCTTTAGAACCCATACCATAAGTTCTTGCAGCTTCTTTAGTTTCAGTCTTTTCATAATCTTTTCCACTATGAGTTTTAGATTTGTCACCTTTGTTACCACCAAACTTTTGTTCGTAGTCTCTTTTAGAACGAGAATCGTCTCCTTTGTTGCCTCCGAATTTCCCTTCTTTCGTTTCAGCTTTAACTACTTTAGACTTTCCTTCCATGTTCGCGCCTTTCTTGTATTCAAACTTAGCTTTACCAGTTCCTACAGATTTAGGTCCTACTTTCTTATCTTCTTTGAATCCACCTTTAGCAGATTTGTCATAAGAGAATTTAGGCCCACTACCTTTAACTCCTGGTGCTTTCTTGTGACTGTAAGCCTCATCTAAGCTTTCTTCCCAATTTTGCTCATCCATTTCTTCTTCTTGCTCATCCATTTCTTCTTCTTGCTCATCCATTTCTTCTTCCTGTTCGTCCAAATCCATGTCAGCAGAATCATCCATGTCGTCATCGTCTTGTTCGTCAAATTCGATTTCATACATAATCTCTTCGTCTTCAACGTCAACATCCATGTCTTCGCTGTCATCTGATGAGAATAACTTTTCAATAACTGCATCTACATCTTCGTCTTCTTCCATGTAGTCTTTACGAGATTTAGAAATGTCACCTTTGTTACCACCCCAATGAGATGATTCGTCCATTTCTTCTTCTTGTTCATCCATTTCCTCTTCTTGTTCGTCCATTTCTTCTTCCATAGATTCACCAAGTTTTACTAAGTATTCGTTGTCAGAATTGTTATCAGTAAGATGAATGTCTTCGCCATCCTTCTTTACAATGATACCGTCTTCTTCACCCATAGCTTTGAAAACTTTTAGAATTTCTTCGTCAGAAGCGTTTGTTAAATCAATAGGAGATTCTGAATCCATGTCAGTCATATCTAAGTCCATATCCATTCCGACTTCGTCTTCGTTATCAATATCCATGTCCATATCCACTTCTTCAGTGTCATCGTCCATGTCTACATCTAATTCAACCTCGTCATCATCTTGTTCAGATAGAGATTCTTTTACTAATTGATTGATTTCTTCCTTCATAGTTGAAGCAAGTATTCCTTTTGCATTCTCGGCAATTACATCTTCGACTTGTTTCATTCGAATGAGTGCCTCTTGTACTACATCTTTATTTTCTTGCATAGAAAAATTGTTTAATTTAACTTATAAATAGTGTCAAATAAGAAAAAAGTATTATTTCTCTTATAATGAAACGTAATTTCTTTGTTGGTGGAATAGTTGTGTCACCTCTGTATTTACTTGTGATTCAATCCAAGTGGTTAAAGATTGATAATCTTCCTCAAAAACAAAATAGCTTGTGGAAACACCTGTTGAATTGTTTTTAAGTATTAATTGATAAAAATTGCTGGATAGAGGGGAATTCAAAACCAACGTTCCGTAGTTAGGTTGATTAATAGATGAAATTTCTTTACCAGTTCCTTCAGCGTATGCTGAAGCGTCTGACCACGTAGTCGCACTTAATAGGGTTGAACTTTGGTCTCTGTAATTTATAATAAAAATCATTTTAAAAAGTTTATTATAAATAGTTCTATAAAATAAAAAAAGTGGTCGTTAGGACCACTTTAAATTTTTAATCAATTACTTCATCGATTTTACTCTCTGAAACTGAGGTTATTCTCCAATCGTGAGAAAACCCTTCATATTTTTTTGTAACCTTAGCTTCAACATCAGTTACTGAGAAACCTTTAACTAATTTTTCTTCTCTAATTTTTTTAATTTTACCAGAGTTTTCATCAGGAAGGTCATAGGTGATTTTAGCAACAAAATACTTTTCGTCCATAATTTTAATTTTTATTTACCTAAAAAATCGGTAAGTTTTTTCATCAAATCAATAGACTTGTCTAAATTCTTCTCAGGTTGTGAAACTTTCTTTTCTTCTTCAAGATTTTCTTCATATTTTTCTCTTTCGTTCACATCTGAGAAAAGATAAGCACCAGGTGTTGAAGGTGAGGATACTAAGTCAAAACAAATTAACTCGAAGTCGTCTTGAACTTCATTTCTTTCCCCAACTTTTTTCAAGGAACCAACACCTCTTGATGAAACACCCATGGTTACCCCTTGTCTCATTAAGTTAGCCGCTTGGTCACCTTTAGTTGAAACGATACCCCTTTCATGAAAACCTGGTGAAGTGAGTAATTTTAATTTACCCATTAATATATTCTTATCCCACCATACGTCTGTTATTATGTGTGAAACTCTATCGAGGTCAATTAAAGAAGATTCTGGATGGTTTAATTCTGAAGTTGATAAACCTTTAGCAATCATTTTTTTATATCTTTCAGCCTCTCTCTTGAGTATTCTTTCAGGATAGAATCTACCATTTCTGTTTGGAGTGTCGTATTTTTGTAGAACAGCATAAAATTCAAAAGGATTTTTATAATCCATTTTGACAGCCTCTCTTAAAAAAGCTGCATTCATATCTTCACGAGGAGACACATAGCCAGCATCCATTTCAATCAAAATACCATGACCTGATTCATTTGCCTCAAGAATTCTTAATTTCTTCATAACTCTTTTAGAAATAAATATACTGATTGAGTAAGTTTAGTTGTTATTTTACTTTTTGGTTTTATAAAAGTCGAAATAAGAATTGTTTGTAAGGTTATTTGTAAAAATGTTTTTAACGATTCTTTTAACTGAATCTTTTAATTCTTGAGATTTGAAATCTAATTCTTCATTTGTATATAAATTTACTTCTAAATTAAAAAAAGATTTTTTTCCGACTGATATCCCACTCGTTCTTAAATCTAAATCTACAATGCTTTTATCCATAAAAACTGTTTGAGATATTGAATTGAATACTGAATGCTTTATTTCACGATTGAGATTACATACAACCCTATGCCAATTATCGTGGTCTTTTTTGGGACATACCCAAGATTGGATATTAATGTAAATTGATTTTAAATTTTTTGAATCGACAGTGCCATATACTGATTTGATTGGACTGTAAAGATTCAACTTTACACTTTTACCTTTTTTCATTAAATTTCATGTTATTAAAGTTTATTTCAATAAAAATAAGACATATAAAACTCAATGTCAAAAAATTACAAAAAACAATAATATTTATTTCAGAATATGTTAATTATAGAAATTAAAAACAACGAAAACATTGAGAAAGCTCTCAAGACTTTAAAGTCTAAAGTTATTAAGACCAAACAAAATCAACAATTGATGAATAGGAAAGAATTCACAAAAAAATCTGTTGAGAAAAGAGCTCAGAAGTTGAAAGCAATTTACAAACAAAGAAAAGTTAACGAATTATAAATTCTTTTCTAAAGTAACTAATTTTACATAGTTAATTTGATTGAATTCTTCTTCTTTCAATTTGTTAATTGTTTCAGTTATTTTTTCAATAACATCACTTTCTTTTTGTTCGCCAAGAATCGAATTCAATTTTTCGATAGTTTTTTCTTTAAGTGCTGAAAAACCTTCTTTTAAATTTTCACCATCAGATTTAAGAATTTCAATAAAGGTTTTTTTAGATTGTTCGTCCATAGTATCCACATAATTTTCCAAAGTTTGGTTAGCGATTTTCACCATTGTGCTAATTGGAATTTGTATAGATTCTTTAACAATTTTGTTTTCTGAAGTTAAAACTTTGATGATATTTTTTCTAGCCTGTAATCTTTCGTGGATATTGAGCTTATTTGTATAAACTAAAGTATCAATGTCTGAATATAAGTTGTCATTACTTTCAGATATACTTTTTGGCATTTTGATTGTTGGTAATAATCTTTGGATAAGACCAATACCTTCATTAACATATTCATTAGCATCTGAAGCACTCAGACCTTGAGAAGTTGAAAGTTGGTCATACAAGTTATAAACCTTGGACAACGACTTACTGTTGAGAACATTTTCCTTAAATTCTCTTAAAGATTTTTTAAATTCTTTCTCGTTTCTATACGATTCAATAAGATTTTTTTCAATAATGGATTTTACTTGTCCGAAAGTCATTTTTTTGTATTTGAATATAAATATTATGAATTTAATAACTTATCCAATTCTTTTGAAATTTCTCCCAAAGATTCTCTAGCTTTTCCTAAATCAAGGAATTGGTCTCCTTTAATCATGTTATTTTCAACTAAAATATTAAAGTCCTTCTTTCTTGATTCAGGTGTTACTTCAGCCTCACCTCCACCTGCTTCTGCCGGTGGTGGAGCTTCACCTCCTCCTAATTCTCCACCTGCTGGTTCAGGTAGTCCAGCTGGTTCACTTCCTCCTCCGAATGATGGTAGTGGACTTTCAGTTTCTGTTTCAGCACCTTGTGTTGTTGTGGTTCCTGTTGTTGTTCCGTAAAGTTTGTCGATATTATCGAAGAATCCTGTCTTTGTGATAACTGTTGCAGTTGCTTTCAATTCTTCACCAACTGCTCTTTCAATTCTTTGTTGTTGTAAGTCAAGTTTAACTTCTTCATCAGACCAACCAAAGATGTGTTTCTTAGCCCATGTAGATGAAGTTGCTTGAATACCATTTCCTGGGTCTGCAACTAAATCTTTGTATAATAATACTTTTTCTTTCCAAACATCTATTTTTAATAGGTCGGCTTGTGTAGATGGGTTTGAAAGACCTAAAGTAAAGTTTGATAATTCATCTTCGAAACCTAATAAGAATAAATGGACAATTGCAATTTTGTTTAGTTCTTGCAAAATACTTTTTTGAATCCTATTAATTGTTCTGGCAAATCTAATATCTTGAAGAGATAAATTCTTACCATCACCAACAACTTCTTCAAATCCTAAAAATGCTTTTGGAACACGAAGAGCCGTCAATAATTTCTTCTGAATATATTCAATATCGGCAATCTCTGATAAGTTTGTAGCACCAGCTAAAGTATCAATTGGATTTGGCGCTGCAGGGTCTCTCACAGGAACGAAGTAATCTTGGTCAACTGCCATTTGGTTGAATCTCATATCTACGTTACCTGTCTTACTGTCTACAATTTGTTCTCTTTTGAACTTATTGGCAACACGTTGAACATATGCTTCAACATCGTCATCATTCATGTTTCCGACGAATACTTTGAATACTCTTCTTTCAGGAGCTCTTGATGTTCTATAAATCAACATCGCATCTTCAGAAAGTAACAATTGTTTCCAAATTCTTCTTGCTTTTTCTAACATAGAAGTTCCGTATGGGAGTTTTCTATCGTCACCCAATAATCTAAAGTGGGCAATCTCCCAAGTTTGGAATTCCATGTTCTTGTTCTTCCAAGTAAAAGTTAAGGCTTTGTTCGGTTCAGTTTTTTCAATCTGAACTGAAATCTTTTGACTCGCACCTACCTCATGTCTTTCAATCTCAATTGTTGGTAGTTGTTGACATCCAACAATTCCTCTCTCAGGGTCTAACTTCAAGTAAACAAAGTTATCACCATATTTACAGGTATTTCTTGTCCACATTGGAAGGTTAGTGTTAATATCAAGTGCGTTATTGAATAAGTCAGCTAATACTGATTTGATTCTTTTTGATTCAGAATAAATCTGAAGAATGAATCCATCTTCGTTTGTCGTTGTAGATTCTTCAGCGTAGATATCTAATGCTGCAGAAATTTCAGGAGTATACTCCATCGATTCATAATCATACTGGGCAGATAATCTTGATGGTTCGTAATAGATGGCTTGAGAATATAAATTGTTTTCAACCTTTGTCCATTGACCTGCCAAATAGAATGATTGTTGAGCTTGAAGTTTTTCCTTCTCATATTCTTCTCTACTTTTTGTGCGTAATATTTCTTTCTTATCAAACTTGAAAGTTGGATAGTCTTGACCCAAAAGGGAATTTGGACCAAAAGTTTTGGATAATCGTTGCCAAACTGTTAAATTCTGTTCTGCCATGATACAATTTTACTTAATTCTTTGATAATATAAATACTATCAACCCCCGAATAACCACTTATATGTTTCGTAGTCTTTTTTTGATGCTCCATTATTCCATACTCTTGAATCTTTACCCATCTGTGGAATCATTGGATTAAAGAAATCAGAAGTATTTCTATTTTCATGAACATTACTTGTCCAAGAATTTAGCATGGCTTTTGTATGATTTGTAACTTTATTTAAAGATTGGAAAGATTTTTCAGCAACATAGATTGCCATAGAAATCCCCATTATACAGTCATCATGATGATTTTTTTGGTGGTCCGGTCTTCCATTGATATAAATGAAAGTATTCATTTCGTTGTATAATCTATTTGAATATACTCTGAAATCATGTCTCATACCTTCTTCAAATGCTGCAATAATTTGAACTCTTTTACTATTGAAGTTAATACCTGGTATTTTTTCATTTAATTTGGGGTCCCATTTCCATTTATTGGTTGTGTCAACATTATCAACATACAAACCACCTCCATAAGACATTTCTTGCATTTTTCTTGCAGTTGAAACACCCATACCTCCCGTAATATCCACAACACAATAAGCGTTATACATCGTTCCCCACTTATACGCAATTTCCGCTATAACATCTGGTGGAACTTTCCCAACGTATTCTAGCACCTGTTCTCTTTCATCGAAATCAATGATTTGGATACACGAGAAGTCCTCCGAATCTCCACGTGATACATCGACACCCATAACATATTTGTGACCGTTAACGGGTTCTTTAAATATCCATAGAGACCCTCCCATCAACTTAGCGGATGGTTCTCTTAACATATTCTTGGAAATATTCTGCATAAGTTCAGATTCAAATACGTTATCACCTGAACCCAAGAAGTTACATTCCAATTCCTGAGCAACCTTACGTCTATCGAATTTCAATTTCTTAACCATCCCTTCAAACCAAGCGGAACATGGTTTATATCCTTGTTCGATGTAATCAGTAGTAACCTTATGGTCTCTTTCATATGGATTTTCAATCGATAAATCAACAATCAAATCTTTGGAATACTCTTCTCTGTTAAGAAGATAATGAACCAAATCGTTTGTTTTAACCATGAAAAGGTCTTTTGTATAACGAGGGTCACGATACCAAAACATTTCAGATATTTTGAAATCGTTCATGTTTCTTAAAGACTGGTCATAAATTTCATAATAGATTGGGTCATATCCGTTAGGAGTTGAAACCACAATAACCTTACCACCCGTAGATAGTGAGGCCATACACGCTGACCAGAAATCTCCGTCAGCCTCAATGAACGCTGCCTCATCAAAGATAAGGATGGTCGGGGTATAACCTCTCAGGGCATCTTTAGATGTTGCAACAGATTTAACTTCACAATCATTTGTAAGTTTAAAGTGTCTTTGAGAGTTTTTTTCTTTCGAAAATCCAACACCGACCCATGATGGCCACTGTTCTGTAAAACTTCTAATCTTGTTAGCCATCTCGACAGATGTATCTAACTTATTGGCAATGATTAGAATCTTTTCAGGTTTTTGTTTTTTGGCAAATACCAATTTTTTTGAAGCCCAAGCTGCGGTAACTGTTGATACACCCGCCTGACGATATTTCAATGCAATATTTTCATTGTGGTTATCGTAGTCTTCAATCAAACTTACTTGGTCAGGAAAAAGGTCTAAGGGAACATACTTTGAAACTGTGTTATCGTATGTCTGTAAATAAG